TATAAAAAAAGTTCCACGCGGCAACAGCGCGCCCATTGTTAGCGTGAACAGTCAGGATTGTCGCAGTGTTTGCAACATTGTTTCCATTCACAGACAGCCACACTTCAGCGTCGTCATCGCCGCTGTCTGTCTTGTCGAACTGGGCGGAGAACTGGATATTGTAAATCCCAGCATTGGCAATGCGAACCTTCCCCAAGGCCTCAACTGTGACGCCATTCGTCAGGTCGGTCGAATTAAAGGTCATGGCGTTGGCGACAGTCGCGCCGCCATTTGTCTGTGTCGTCGTATCGTAGAACGATCCATAAAATGACGTGGAAATTGCAAGATTGGCAATTTGACTTGTAGTTGTGCGCACAGACACGCCAGCCTGAACAACTTCGACTTGCTCAGTTCCATTCAAAGCAATAGCGGCGGGCAAGTTGGGGATCTGTATCGAACTCATGTGAGTGGTCCCGTTTTTGGAACATTGACGTTGTTGTAGGGCAAGCCGGGGTCGTTGCCACCAGCATCGTTCGGAACCTTCGGGTCAGTGCCCGGCTCTTCGTTAAGGCCACCCGGCGGCTCGCCCGTCTGCTGCGTGACTCGATTGTTGTTGTCCTGCGTAATGCGCACATCCCCGCCCGGCACGGGTATGCCAGTCTGCGGGTTGATCGTATTCTGCCCGGACGTAACGCGATAATCCGTCTCAGCCGTGACGAAATCCTGCGTGCGCGGGTTCATGATCGGGACGGGATCGGCTGGTATGGCGATCGTGCGCAATTGTTCCTGTGGCTCGTCATAGCAGCGGTCGCATACAAGAATGCGTTTATTGATCAGCGACGCGCCGGCCCAGTCGAATTGCCATTTGAGCATATAATGATTGTAGCGAAAACCGCAGCGGTCGCAGATGGCATGCGCCCTCGGTGAGGAGGGGCTTGTTCTTGCGCGACCAGCACGAGATGCGTACACCATCAGGCCCTCCAGTAACCGGAGAGGCTGGGCGAGATGTACACTTGCGCATACTCGGTGTTCTGCTCTGCAGCGACCGCGTAGGATTCATCGGCAAGGGGCTTCAACATGGCGGTCTTTTCGGGTGCCCAGATCACGGCCAGACGCGCCGCCAAACCATAGGCAAAAGCATCCAGCCAAAGGAACGGAACCTCAACCTGCGCGGCGTTCTGCAGGTCGCTGTCCTGTATGCGGCGAACTCGGTAGTACTTTAGGTACTGGGCCGACGTGCCGTCTGGCACGGGCCACAGTGTCACGGTCGGCGCAATCAGGCGGTCAAACCAGAAAACCGTCGTGAAGCCTTCTTGCTCTTTGTTCGGGTAGGAGGCGTATTCAGATCTGCTGACCGGCAGAATGATCCGGTCGATGGGATCAGAAACACCATCGTCAATGGTCATGTAAGCGTCGAGGATCATGACAGTGTTGGCGTCAACCGAATAGGTCGATTGCCCGGCCACGAGGGGGACAGTTACAAGATCCACAGCCCATAGATTGACGCCCCTGTTGCTCCAATTCGAGCAAAGCAAGTTCGCAGCCATGCGCGCTGCTTCAAGATGCTCCTGAAGCAGTGCCGTGTTGCGAACACCAATCAAGTTGTACGCATAAAGCGTCAATTCGCCAAGCGAGGGATTGAATGTGTATGTGCCGGTCGTAGCCACACGATCCTCTCTTTCATGCCATCATCGGCACGCCAGCCGGGTATTGTTGTTTGTCGCCAGTCTGCCAGACAATTTCGATATCGTTAGGTTTGATGGGCGGCAGCTGGTCAATGTTCCACCGAAGAACACACCAGTATCCTAACATATTATCAATCTGGCCTACGTCAGCGACCGCCCAATACTCACCACCTTCAATGAGTTGGCCATCAGCGTCAAGAATACCAGCCTGCGAATAAGCAGCCCGCATATCGGCCTCATCAGCGGCTCTCAAAACAAAATCAGTCATGTCACATCCCCGCCATGAGCGCCAACATTTCTGCGCCTGTTTTGTATGAATTATAATAATTTAGACGTTTGAGCCATATTGCGGAATTATTGGTAAAAGTTATAGAACTATTTAAGACAAGTCGATCTGGCGTCGGGAACGATGCGTTCGTACTGCTGTTTACTCCATCCTTATATGCAAGCGTAAAAGGCTGAGTGGCGCGATTAAAAGAGGCACCAATCTTTACGCGTTCGCCAAAAGAAAATGACGGCTTGGAAGAAACTATAGTTGCTCCTCCTGTCGAAGATAGGCGTATAGAATCGTCAGAAAGATTCAGAAAGGTAGATAAGGTAGTAGTAGACCCAGCAATATTTCCTACCGTTAAAAATGTTGCTCCGGCACCAACGCCAGTTGACGGAATCGTGTCAGCCGCACACACAAAATCAATCAAATAAGCACCGTTGTTGATGCTGAAGTTGTTGGTGAAGTCTGTGCCATCAGCTTTTATATACTCAACGGTTCTTGTAATAACCGCTCCATTTGTTGGAATGTATGACGTGGCTCCATAACCAAGCTCGAAATGCCACCCAAACGAATAAACTTCATCTGTATTCGTTGCGAGGTTCAGACGCACGGACGCAGGATATACCGTAACATTACCAGAGGTGTTCGCCGTAGTCTGGGAATATGTGAATGTATTAGCATCAACAACAGTAATTGTACTGATATTTGTGTCAGCCGCCGTGCCGGATGTATAGTCAACGCGCAATGAGTCGTTGGTTTGAAATCCGTGATTGGTTAAAGTGACGGTGACAACATTGGTAGTAACAGAATAAGTTCCGCTTTGCCCAAGTAGGTTGACCTGATAGCGCGTCCAACCGAAAGACGGCACGTCTGTCGCCGTGACAAGAGACGTTCCAGCGCCAAAAGTAATAACTCCTGTACCGGTCTTGCGGCGCAGAAACACCGAAGCACAGCGCGCCGTAACGGTACTGGTTCCAGCACTATATTTGACATTGCCATTTGCAGCAGTTGCTGTGATGTAATATGACGCAGTATAGTTGTCTGGACCAAGAACCGCCGAGAGTGTTGCAGTTGTGTTGGTCTTTGCATAGGCAGCATTGCTCAAGTTAGTTGAATATGAAATCTGGTTGGTGCGCGAAAGTTCTTGAAGCAGCAACGCTCCTGATTGCCCATGTGCCGGATTGTAGTCGTAGCGCGGGCCGTAATAGGCGCTCCCGGTCGTTGCGTTGTAGGTGCGTGGTTCAGTCTCGTAGGTTACAGCTTCAAGCTGCGCTTCAGTTACAGTTCCAGAAACAGTGAGCGTGAGCGTTCCGGCAGTAGGTGAGAATTTCAAGAAAACACGATCACTCCCGCCTGTGCCAATCAATGGCCCAGCCGTCGATGTGCCAGACAATGTTACTGTGCCCGTTCCTTTGAAAGAAAGAATATATGGAGATGCTGCCGTAGTCGTCACATTTTGCGTTGAAAGAGTCGCGGAGTTCAGCAGCAGATTATTTGGTCTATAGGTGATGTAGCCTGAACTATCATACAGAGTGCCCAAGCTCGTCGCTACAGGCGTTAAAAATGACGCAAGAGGCGGCGTAGTAAAATTTAGGCTCAACGATGTAAATCCGGGGAAAGACAGACCGCCCCCACGAGACAGCCCCTGCGCAGAACTGAGCCCATTTCCTGCGCTTAATCCACTGCCTATAGATAACCCCGGCATCAGATCGGCCCATTTGAACTCTGGAGGAACATGCCACTGACAGAACCCGTACTGGTCGTAGTTAGAATTACACGAGCATAACGCGGCGCAAACAGGAAATTCGATTGCTGCGTCGTTGTCGCCGCGATGACATTAGGGTCAGAGCTATTAACCCAGTTCATTGCCGAGATTGAAGAAGGGCTAAACGGATCGTTTGGATCGTCAAGCGTGCTTTGAACCGTGTAAGTCGCAGAGCCTGTAACATCGCACTGGAGCGATATGTTCGATGGCGCAAAGTCATCAAACCGAACCCACGGCGATGTGGCTGTGTTGGTCATGCCAACAGTCAGCGAGCCAGCCGCATTGCCAGAGATCGTAACGCTTGTTACCGTCTTGAAGTAGGACACGGTCGTTGCCGTCGTCGCGTTCGGACCCGTTACAGTTTCAGAAACAGGGGCTCCGTTGACGTTTGTGCCCGTCACAACAAAAGTATTCGAACTTTCATTGCCAGCAGCAACAATGGTCACTTGACGCGCTGTCGAGCCGGTGAACGTCGCACCTTCAAACGAGCCGACCTGAACCGAGCCAGAATTTCCGCTCACGGCAACGCGCGTCACAACCAAGAATTTTTTGGTACTTGATACCGCTTTAGTATTGCCGCCAGTGATTGCTTCAACAATTGGAGAATTGTTTTCATCCCAACCATAGACCGTAAAAGTGATCGCAGTGTCATTCGCTGCGCTGGTGATGTAAACATATCGCGGCAGTGAAAAAGAAATCCACGCAGATGCGAGCGTGAGATCCCCTGCGCCCGCAGGGTCTTGCGCTGCGGCAATGTTATTAATACTGAAAGTCGCGCCCGCGCCATTGATGATAATTTGACCGGCATTTGGCGTCTGTGATGCACACACCTGATTGGTGACTGCGGCTGTGACGGGGCCGACGCTAACCGTTTTTGTTTGCATCTTACTTGCCTTTCTTTCCCACCCGCAGGGCCGTTACATTATCTATCAGATTTGGCCAAGGTCTTCCAGCGGAACGAGCGCGAGCCTTTGCTTCGCGCACTTGTTGACGGCTCATGTTGCGCTCCTTCGCATCTTTCGGAGCGTCCTTCTTCCAGAACGGTTTCTCAGCCATATTAGCAGTCCCACTTTCTGAGCGCCTTATTGATTCGGCTGTTTGGATCTGCTGCCTTCGCAGAACCAGTTAACTTTCGCTTCATGCCTGTCATTCTGGCGCAAAAGCTATCTTTACGAGGACCGCCTTCAGGCTGTGGCCGCTTCAAGTTCATGCCCTGCGCCTTCGCAGAGCGACGCCCGGCCTCGTTGAGACCGCCTTCAGGGTTTTTGCCGGCAGCGCGCTGCCATGCGGGTGTCTTTGCCATCCTCGTCCCCATCGCAATACGGGGGGCATTAGCCCCCCGTAGCTCATTACTAATCCTGCGGGAAGGGGCCGGGATCAGTAGTGAGAGGCTTTGCCGCGCGGCGTGCCGCTGGCAGCAGATGACATCACGCCGCCGCCAGTCGCGCGACGAGGACGCATGCCCTCAGCAGCTTCGGACATGACCTTTTTGTCAGCCTTGCCGCCTTTCTTGAAGCCATTGGTCTTTTCTTTTGCTTCCTTGAACGTGGAAGCCTTACCTTCGTATGCACCCATGAGAGCCTCCTGTAGCTCGAAATTAGGCGTTGGCAGCCTGAATGTAGCGGACCACAAGAGTTCCCGCTCCGGGGGTTGCGCTGGGGGCTCCAGAGATGACGTAGATGATGACGTCGCTGGTGCCGACATTGACCCAAAGTCCAGTCTTCGTAGCATCAGTACCGGGCGTAAGGGCCAGAATACCAATAGCATTGGCGTTTGTGGCCGCAACTAACTCAGTAGCAGTCGCAGACGTTCCAACACTAACCGTGTAAGTCGTCGTTGCACTTGACCACACAGTCGTGACGAAAAGAGTGATTTCAACAATAGTGCTGTTTGCCGGAATCACAATTGCCGTAGCAGCCGCCGTAGCAGACTGGGTAATTGCGGCCTGTTGACTCATTTCAACAAAACCGACGTTCTTAATCGTACCAGCAGTACTACCGGTTGTATTAAGGACGTTACCTGCCTTGATAGGGCCGGTAAATGTAGTCGCACCCATAAGGGCCTCCTGCACGATGCAATCACACTGTCTGTGCAGCGTCCGCTAGGTCGGTCAGTGTGATCAATTGTCCTAGAAAAAAGGCGGGGGTTGCTCCCCGCCTTTGCTGATCAGGTCGGGAACGAACCATAGATCGAACGGAAGTTGTAGTATCCGAACGAGTAACGCTCGTAGCCCTTGACAAGCAGATTGTCAGTAACGAAATCTACCTGCATGTCTGTTTCAAATGCAATTCTCTGCATGTAAGACAGGCCGTCGATGTTCGTCAGCAGGAACCAGTTGTTGGTGTCCGTGAGATAATCGTTGACCATGTAGCCTTCAGGCAGGCCGCCCGAAGTCATCATGATCGCGTTGATGTCGTTATCCGCCGTGCCGGGGCGCAGTTCCGTCTTTGTCAGACGAATTGCGGTAGGCTCCAGAGCCGGCGGCACAACGAGACGACGGCCACGCGCGAAGATCTTCAGACCGGCTTGGTCCTTGAAGTTCGTACGGATAGCAATCATCGAACTGAGCAACGTCGCTTCGTTCAGCTCAACCGTCGCCTTGTTGGAGATCGTGCCACCATCAATCGGGTGGTCGGTCGCGCACAGGGCCTTGCCGTCGCCGCCAACATTTGCACTGTACGTGTCGGCGGTGTTGAGGACGTTGGCACCGTAGATTTCCTTGGTCTGGGCGAAGGATTCGATCAGGCCGAGGTTCGACGGAGCGAACTGGGTCTTGTAAAGGTTGTCGTCGATGGCCTTGCGCGTGATGGCATAACCAAGGCCAATTTCATTGTGCTCTTGGTTGTAGACATAACGCTCGCCGGCAGCGTTGTCGAAAGCGGTCTGGCCGCCTTCAGTCTTAAGCTGCGCGTAGCCAAGGAAGCGCATTTCAGCGGTGCGCTCAAGGGCCATCTTCGAGTTGTGCTTCGTGAAGATCTTGTCGTACTGCGACGGGATCTGCTCATACTTGCCTTCAATGCCACGCAGACCGGGCAGAAGAAGGTCTTTAATAGCCGAAAGATTGACAGCCATTGTTGGTTACTCCTTCTTACACGCCGGTAAGCTGCTTGGTGGAGACGTTGTTGAAGGCGACGATCACATGGTTATACGCAGATGCGTAGTCCGTGCCGTTCGCGCCCGGGGGTTCGGTAACGATATCCACCACGCGGAAGGGCAGGGTGTCCGTCGTGTTCGGGGTCTCGACATACATGCCAGAGATACCCGTGGCCGTGTTGCCCGTGCCGACATTGAGCTGGATGTTGGCGTTGATCGCCGCAATACCAACCGCAGTGCCGCCGGCCTGAACGATGAACTTGGCGTTCGGGTCGTTGCAGACGTAGGCTTCCACGTCACCGGAGTTGTCGCTGCCGGGCCAATAATTCGACCACACAGTGCGCTTCTGCGACACCGAGAGATATTTGCAACCCATGAAGATGCCCGCGACCTGAACGGTCGAAGCCGTGGCTTGCTGGATGTAGCCGGTGCTGACGGGGATGACGGCATCGCCAAAGAAGATGGCGGTCGTGTAATCCGATTTAATACGCATGCGGACCTGCTCGTAGGTCGGAGCAGAGCCGTTGCCACTGTACTGACGGAATCCGAAAGGCGCATTGGTGTTCGCCATGACGGGAGTCCTCCTCTTTCAAGGATTAGTCCATCATCGCGCGCCGGGGCGATTAAGAACCGGGTTTTGGTTTGGACCCTTCACGCCGGGGAAGGGTGTAAGAGACCACGCCGGGTGGCCTCAACCAATAATAATACAATCATAATCGAAAATGTAAAGGGCCGCACAATGGCGGCCCTTGTCTTCGGATTTTCGTAGCAATATCAATTCTCTGGAATTGGCATTGCTTCGTAACTCCTTTTTACCTTCACAAGCGAATTGTCCTTGTTGGAACGCTCGAACTGGCCCGCCGGCGCAGCGGCAAGCTGCTCCTCCTTCGCCCGCACCTGCATCCGCGCGCGACGATGACGGTCAGCAATGGCGTCGTCCGTGATCTCCTTCGGACGCTCCATCATAATCATGCCGTCCATCTCGATGGTCTGGCCCTTCCACCCGGCAGGCATCTTTTCGGGATGCCTGTTTGCCGGAACGGGCGTCCAGCCCCTGCGTTGCAGTTCAAGCTGGTGTGCCGGATTCTCGGCATTGAGAACCGTGCGAACCTTCCACTCGTAGGTCCAGCCGTCCGGCACGATCGCGGGATCGATCCAGAACTTGTCACCCATTTCGTCCAGATTACCGCCGTGCTCGCGGATTTCCGCAGCACGACGAGCCGCACGGGCGCGGGGATCGTCGTCACGCAGCTCCGGCCTCGGGGGCGGCCTGCTAACGGCTTCCGGGTCAAGTCCTGCCTTCATCTGGTTTTTGAAGTTGCTCATGCTCTTATCCTCACATCCGGCCTTCACGCTGAAGGAGTTGCTTGTTCTTGTAATATTCCTCGGGGGTCATCCCGATGTCGGCGGCGGCCTCAACCTCCGCCCTCGTAAGCCGTATAGCGTTTGATCGGGTATTGCCCGGCGTTCCAGAACGCGATACGGGGGCCGCTGGAGGCGCTGCGCGCTTCTGGGCGGGTTTTGCTGCCTCAGACATTGCGTCGTCTTCCTCGGCCCTCTGTTGCGCGCGATCAGGCTGCTTGCGCATCTTCAGAGTGGTTTCGATTGCCTCAAAATACTCGTCGGTATCAGGCTGAATGCCGTCAGCCGTCACCATTTGATGCGCGGCAACCATCTTCTGGAACAGCCGCTGGTCCTTGGCATAATCAGGATTGCGCCTGATCCAGTCAGCCGAACGCGGAGACAGATTAGAAGCAAGAGCTTCTACAGGATCTGCCGGCTGCGGAGGCGGATGGGGCTCACGGCGCGTATTTTCGCGCTGCGATTTCATATATTCGTGGCCTCTCCGAAGCTCGGACAGGCGCACCTTATTCTCCGCCATTGCTTCCTGAAGGTCGGCCACTCGGTCATAGTCGCCGATCGACAGTGCTTCCTTGTATTGCGCCTTGATGTGCTCGTTTTCTTCCGACAACGTGCGCATCGCGCCCTCTACAAGGGCAAAATTGGCCTCTTCAGTCTCGTTCTGAGCCCGATATTGGCGCTGAACAGCCTCTCTGGCGCGATTTTCAGCCTCAAAACGCAGCCTTTGTTCTTCCAAAAGCTTGTTTTTGAGGTCGCTGATGCCATCATCAGGCTCAATGTTCTTGTTGTTTGCGTTTTTTTCTTCATTTTCGATAACAAGAACTTCTTTTTCGTCTGTTTTGTCGATAATCGGATCATCAATCTCGATTTCGACCTGATCTTTTTCGCCTGCCATTGGATTACCCCTCAATAAACATCGTCAGGATGAGAAATCTGCATCTTTACAGACACATCTTCGATCATCCGGCACAAAGTCCCGTTGATTGTGATCGCCCAGCCGTCGCTTGGACGGAAAACAACCCAATCGTGCTCATTGAACGTGACGTCGCCGAACCATTTCTTCTCGCCGTCTTCGACAAAAGCGGATGGCCCTTTTTTAAGGATCAGCCCGACCTTGCTCTGGTGGCGATCTTCGTCGCGCGTTTGGTTCGACATAATAATTCCGCCCTTGGTTTTCTCAGGACGAATGTAAACGGCGACCAAAACTTGCGTATTCAGGATTTTAAGGCGGTCAACAGTCGCCCCGACTTGATCCAGAAGCACCTGCTTCGGATTCTTTTCATGCAGCATTGCTATATTGGACATTCACGCGCCCCTTTCGCGTTTGTTGATGATGGATTCTGCCTCTTCCAGTAGCTCCAGAGCCGATCTCAGCCCCGCAACTATTCCAATGTGGTGTTTGTAGGCTCCAAAGTCACCCATCGTGTGCGGTGCCAAGATGACATCCGCCTGCTCGGCAATCGCTTGTTGCAGCAATCGCGTGAGTTCGGCCTTAAAGGCCATACTCGTAGTCAGCACAAGTTCCCCTCCTTGTTCTCCCAATGTAAACGACCGGCGGCGGGAGAAACCGCCGGTCGCAGCCGTCAGCGTGCCCGCTTCTGGATTTCAGACTTTTCAAGACGTCCCTCGCCGGAGCCGGCACCAGCATCCATGTCCTTGTAGGAGCGGTAGACCTTGCCGCCCTTGCGGTAGGACGGCGCGTCCTTGCCCAGCTTGGCGATGTCGGTCTTCTGCAGGCGACCCTCGCCGCCGCCCGAACCAGCCTCCATGTCCTTATAGGACTTGGCAACCTTGGTGATGCGACCGCCGTCCTTGCGCGCCATCGGAGGCACGCCGCCGGGGAGCCCGCCACCAAGTGCAGGGGCGGGTGGAGGCATAGGCATGCCGCCCATCGGGGAAGCGCCCATGCCGGGAGGCGGCATCGGAATAGGGACGCCACCCGGAGGTTTCGGCATCGGTGGCATACCCATATCCGAGGGAATGCCGCCCATCGCGGACGCGGGCTTGGTCTGGATCACAATGTTGACGTTCGTGCCGGGCTTCTTGGCGCGACCGCCGTCCTTGCGCTGCATGCGGCCCAGCGTCTGAGCCAGACGGGCGCGCTGACCGAGCTTGCCGCCCTTCTCAGCCGCAGCTTCCAGCTTCTTGCCGGGGATCGTCTGGCCTTCCTTGACGCCAAGCGACTTGCGAAGCGCGCCGGGCTTCTTGATGGCAGACTGAATCCACTTGGTCTTGCCGCCTTCCTTCATGCCGGGAATGACGGGATCACCCTTGAACTTCAGATAGCCGCCGTCAGCATAATTATCGGCCTTGCCGCGCGAGGGCTTGGAAAGATTTTCCTGATATCTTTCGGTGCGGCGTTGCTCGGCCTCGGACGCGCCCTTCTTGCCGGCGGGCATTTCCATCGGGCCGTAGTTGACCTCGCCGCCGTCTTTGCGCTTGGCACGCCCGCCCGCCTTGCGGACGCCTGCGCCCTCTTCGCGAGCCTGCTGGCGCTGACGCTCCATCTCGCGGCGCATGCGCTCCTGATCCGCAGCAGAAGGCGTTTCGTTGGCGTCCTTCTGGGTCGAGTAGCCGCCGTTGTTGCGACCCGCGCGACCTTTCAGAAGCGCGTGGATCATCTTTCCTTCGCGACCACCAATCTTCTGGCGCGAACTGGCAATCGCTTTGTCAACAGATTCCTTGCTGTAGGTCGGGCGAGAGACGTTTTCAGGCTTGTCGGTACGCATGCCTGCGGGCGGCGGGGTCATCGGCATGTCGTCAGCCTTGCCGCCATCGGCCTTCTTCGCAACGCCGCCCTTTTTCATTCCACCAACATGCTTGATGCCCTCGCGCTCTTCGTTGGCGTCCTTCACATTGCGATTGATCTTGGCGTTCATCCATTCCTTCGCTTCGGCCTTCTCGCTCTCGACCTTGCCGCCCTTCTTGCGCGGCTTGCGATCGGCGCGCGGCGCGCAGGCCTCGCCTTCGACCTTGCCGCCCGTCTTGTACGTGCGGCGCGAGACCGGGCGCATGCCCGTCTGGACGTCGGCGTTAAGCGGCTCGGCGGGCGACCAGTCGCTGCTGTCCGTCTTGCTGTCCTTCTGCGAGGACATGGCCTTTGCCTTCGCCCTCATTTTGGCCCTGAGGCCCTTTGCCATCTCACTCATTGCGCGCTCCTTGTAACGGGCGTCCCCGCTGCCACTTATGAAGGGGGTGATTACATCCCGTGGCCCGGATGCATGTCCATATTACCATAAACCGCGCCGCCTCGCTCGTACCGGCGTTTGGTCGTCACAAGCTTATCATCGAAGACGACGTAGTTGCGGGAACCTTCGCCAGCAGAGCGAGAGGCTTGGTCGAGGTATTTGATACCGGGGATGCCCAACTCTCTGAATAAATCAGTGGCTTTGGCATTTTGTTTGTCGATTTGAGAAACCGCGCGCCATAAGTCCTCCCCCTTTTGCGTCAATTGACGGTGGGGTGGATATTTTTCTGGATTACGCTCTTCGTCATCTAGTTTCTCTAAAAGATAACCAAGTTTTATTTTAGCTCGTTCTTCGCTCGGCTTAGAAAGTCTGTCGTATTCCTGCCAAAGCGGATGAGACGGTTCGTAATCAATAACTCTTCCGTTCTCAACCATGTCAGAATTTAATTTGTCCCAATTTGAATATGCATCTCTTACTTCTCTTTCACCGCCAAACTTGTTTAGAACATTTGACAATATATTTTTTTGATCTCTTAAAGGCTTGTCCCAATCAATAAAATGATCTGGATGAGCATTTATTTTGACTTCATACATATGGCCTTTATGAGGAACGGCTTGTGCAGATTTTGCAGCATACAGCTTTTCTAAATCACGATTGATCTTGTCAGCATTTTCAGGCTGGGACTCCAGAAGGCCGGACGCCCTCTCTATTGCATTATCAATGTTTTTATACGCGGCGTTTCTAAGATTCATATGTTCAAGATTGTAGGGATCAAATATTTCTCCAGCTGATGTCTTATATGTACCAGACGACAATTTGTCTCGATAGCCTAACGCGACAGGCTCTGCCTCTGCGAAATACAACCCATGACCATAAGATTGCGCACCTTCGCCAGTGCCGATCTTAGAAATGTCGAACTGATCAAACTCATGAGGCGACCCATGATAGGCCGTAATGCCTTGATCTTCGTCGTCCACCGTGCCGCCTTCGGCTTTGGTTATCTCAGGATTGTTGGGATCAAACGTGCCTTGATTGCCGGTGGCGGATTTGATTTGCTCAGGATGAAATGCAACATACTCTTTTACTTTATCTTTTGTTCCATAATCGAGAACTACTCCGTCATAACCTGCATCAATTAATCGATTTCTAAAGTCATCAGCAGCGAACGGGTCTTCCATGAGGGCGTTCTTTATGGCCGTCTTGTGCTCCGGTGTTGCATAAAACGGGTTCTTCAACGCCAAATGAACCGGCATGACATTCGGGGACTTGCCGGGTTTGATCATTGAATAACTGTTTGCCAGAGACGGGCTATTCGTGAAATAGAAACCGCGACCTAACCAGCCAGCGTCTTTTTTGTTGGCGCTGTGAAGTCGAAACTCAGAAAAGTCGTCTGCGGTGCCGTGGTACAGGCGAAGAGGATCGCCCGCCTCATCAACAGCATGACTGTCTCGTATAAAGGATCTGAGGTTCTCTTCACGCGACATCACCGTTCTCCCGTGAAGAACGGATCACCTGCCTCCGAAGTGACGATGTGAATGCCGGGGACCTTGTGAGCGGGATGCGAGCCGAAGGCTACTTGACCTCGCCGCCCTCCTTCTTGTGCGGCTTTTGAAGATGACGAGGTAAATCCGCCTCGTGCTCGGCGGTCCATTCCTTCGGAGGGTTCCCCATATGGGACAGCTCCAGATAGGTTTCCCGGTTCACCGGAACCTTGAGACGGTGCATCAGGCTGACCAGCGGATCCGTCTCTGTACCATGATGGCGGTCTGAGGCCATTGCTCGCTCCTGCGATTTCGAATGTCTGTTTGACTGCTTGGTCACGATTAATTCTCCCTGCACGATATTGATCCCAAATTTGATCGACCCTATCGACGTTTTTGCCTCTCTTGAACGTATCAGGGAACAGGCTCCTGACAGCTTCCCAAGTTATAGACTGCATTTGCCGGGGCAGCAATCCGCGCTCCTGAGCTGCCCGTCGATAAGCCTCGGCAAAGATCGGATAGGTTCCGCGAATGCCGGTCACATCAGAGCCGCCCGCGCCGGGCGTACCCTTGGGTGGGCTGGTGTCGAGATTGTGCGCAACTTCCAATGATGACCCGGACAACGGGCGCAGCAGCCCTGCCGCCACTGCATGCGTATCCATCGTAACGTCGCCGTGCTTTGAATAGGGCGAGATAATATTGTTATAGAAGTTGCGGACCTTGTGCTTCTCGCCCATGAGTTGTGACAACTCAGATGGATCCTGCGCCTCGACCGAGCGGATAGCCTTGGCAATCTCAACCAAGGAACCCCAGCCAGCGCCTTTATCCGTCCCGCTGTTGGTCTTCACGTTGTCAGCGAAGTCGCCTTCGGGCGTGATTATCTTGTGCGCTGGAGAATTGTGCGCCTCGTCATACAGGCGGATCCACATCGCCTTGGCCACAGCCTTCTCTTTCGGCGGCAGGGGCAGTTTGTCGAGATCGCCAAGAGACTTGCCAGAAAGCATCGCATAGACAGGCTTGTAGACATCTTTGTTCAGCGAATAGGGAACACCCTTATCGTTCACGCTGTTAAAGCGCGCGTCCATCTCCGGGCTGAACTTGAACTGATTGTAGAAGTCCTCATGCCCGTGCGGCTTGATCGCCAACTGGCCATTGCCGCGCAGAGCGTCAAGCACGCGCTCGGCGCGCGAAACGTTCGCGTACCAATCCGTCTGCGGCGACAAAGCGGCAATCGCACCGGCCACCGAGTAATTCGGTACGCCGTACTTCTGCGACCAATCATCGGAAATTCTGCGACCGCCGTCGTACCAGAGCTTGCTGCGATCCCGAATGTGTTCCGGAACTGCGTCGTGCAGTGTCAACAGGTTGTCTTTTACATGATTGATGAAGTGTTCCATTACTTCATCATCACTTGCGCCAACCATGCTTTCTGGCATGTTCTTGTAGGTACGGAGCACGTCGGCCTGCTTCGAATAGAGCTTAGGCGTACTGCGCAGCGTCTCCATGTCGACCTTGGGCCGGTCGTTCGGATCGCGCTTGCGCCCGGCCTTCTCAGCCAGCAGGCGCTGCGGAATCCAAGCCGGATGGTCTTCCAGCTCAAGTCCCATTGATGGCTGCGGGTTATCCTGAGCCGGTTTTGCCCGACCACCCTTGGCCATATGCTGCTGGTGCATCCCGTACACTTGGCCGGCAAGTTTGCGCCATTCATCCATCGCGTCATACAGCGGCGCGGTCTTTCCACCCTCCGCCCTGCGAGGACGCACTGACTGCATGACCTGTTTGGCAAGGCGAACGGTGTAATCCATATCAGCGTCCGTGAACGAGAAGGTGGTGG